TTATAGATAAGAATAATGTTGAAGAAACGTTTGAATATCTAATATATGATGATAGTGTGAGCATTTCAAGTAAGGATAGGTTCTATACCCACGAAGTCAGTGCTTTAGAATATAGTGGTAAGTTAGATATTAAGTATATAAATTCTTTAACATTCACTCAACCGCTTTACAACGATAGCCTTGCACCTTTTACAGTTGCGAACAATAATTCTGGTTTATCAAGTGGAAATAGATACCTTTGGTTTTCTAAAGGTATTAAAATCAAATCTCATTATTACATAGGAGAAACCGAAACAATCCCAGTCGTCCCCACAGTTACTAAGTTCACTGGATTAGGATATATACAAGGATTAAAGGCTTATGTAAGATTTGATGGCAATATATATTACATAAGTGATACACAAGCAACATTGACATTTAATCAAACTGGACTATTCAATATAGAACAAGGATATCTCGATGAAGATAATGTTACCTTAGTACCGTTATTTACTTATTCAGTTGTAGTTGGGTACGAAAGTGTTTGGACACTATATGATGTGGTGGATAGAATTAGAACCGTTACACCACTTGAAACACTTAAAAATCATGGTGGCACAAGATTGTTTGTGTTAGATGATGATTTGGTGGATACATTTAAGAAAATCAAAATGCCACAGTTGTTTTTGGAAAAGTTATCTATTCGACAAGCACTTAACATTATCTTTAAATATATAAATGCTATTAGTAGATTAAAATATTCAGTATTAGAAGATGATTTATTAACAATTGATGAGTTCAACAAAGTTACTGGCACATTTAACAACAAAGAATTGGTAAACTTCGAAACTTCACAAGATATTAGAAATTATGGCACAAGCAGTGTTACATGGTTGACACAAGCCTTACAAGATAATTTTCAAAGGACGGCTAGTGTTAAGACACCAAGCGAAAATAGATATAAAACGGTTAGAGCAAATGATGTTCAATTAACGGACGCTTCATTTCACTTACCACTAGAATATGAATTGTACTTCCCTAAGAAGTTTGAAGTAATGATTAGGCGTGTGAGTGTTATTTGGGGAGATGGTCCAAATGAATTCGTAGATTATACAAACTTTGTATTAGACCTAACGTCAAGATTTATCAATGAAGATGAATGGAAGTTGAAAGATATCACAGTTGACTTCCCAGACTTCTATGTTATTGAACCGTTTGAAACAATATTTGAAGATGGCGTACCATATTCAGTTGGTAGCCGACAAAGAAGAAACGAAAACATCTTTTGGAAACAATTTAGTAAGGAGATTGAATTATCAAGAACCATCGGAGCATTCTTTAAAGATACAACGATGTATAAGGTAATCCATCAAGCGTTAAATGAATACTTCACATTGAACTTACCTAACTTCTTAAATGTATCGACAAGCGATGGCGTTGGGCAATATGAAATTAGTTTTACGCCAAGACAAGATAACCTAGCCGATGGAAAGAATGCGGTTGATTATAGAAACTTTGCATTTAACCTAGAATACGTTACACTTGAAAACCCAGTCATGAAAACGCATAGAGCGGATATATCAAATATCAATTATGATGTGGATTTAAGAATTAACCAAAACACAAGAATGGTAAACTACTCATTACAAGCGAGAAACGTTTACGGTATCCTACAAAGAAGTGGTGTGCCAAATCACACCTTTCAAAAGATATATACTAGTTTTAATAATATGTTTAAAGTTGGTAATATTGATGAAAATGGATATGTAATAGTGAAACGTTCATTATCCGCTTACAATGATTTCATGGTAGCGAATTACGAAGCAACCAAAGACCACAATAGGATAAGCGAGTTTACTGGCATATCTCAAGAATATCGTGTTTGGGAGATACCACAAAATAGGCAAGTGTTCGAAAGACATGAGCATTACGAAGATTTTATTTATATTGATAGACCTACAAGTCCTAGAGTTAGTACACCCACATTGATTAACAATACGTTTGTTAGATATGCGTTTGCTAGATTATTCGATAGGACAATCAATAAATATAAGATTACATTTGCTATGATTAGGACTGACGGATTTAGTACGGTTTATCCAGACAAAAATGGCGACTACTTTGCTATCATGACACCAGTTGTATCATATGGCGGTAAAGGCGGATTAGTGTTTACATTCGGTTTCGACCACAACCAAATTGCTGGTAACATGATAAGAAAAGCAAATAACAATTATTATAACGAAGCAGTTAGATATACCGATATTGAAGGTAGATTTAATACTATGTGGTTTGGATTGTCGGATACGTTTAGATATAATACCGCACAAGACTTTACAAGTATTGGTGGCGTAACTGAGTACTTCTTTAATAGGGAATATAAATATCCGTTATTCAAAGGTACTAACGAAGATTTAAACCAAGAGTTTTTGGTTAAGACTGGTACGATTGATGGCATTAGTTACAACCCATTAGTTATATATAAAGATAGTAGTGAAAAGATTAAGATGAATTATCAAGTATCTATATTACCGTATGACTTTAGAGATTATGTAATAGGTAATGCGTTTTATACGGATAACCGATTGGCGAATGACCCAAGTTACATTGGAGCGTTGAACACTCAAAACAAATTATACTTATATAAATATCGTGATAATACAAAATATACATTATTTGAAGATTTACTTGTAAAAGACTATGGTACTTATGATATAGTAGAATTGAAAGGCAGTGGAATTGGACAAAATGTTGTTTACACCTATTTAGGCGAATTTATATTTGCTAGTGGCGTAATCAATCCAAGTATCCACACTTCATGGGCTATTGCAGACAGTGAAGGCAATTTATACATAGCGTGTAACTTTGCTTTACAAGGCTTTAGAACATTTACAAGCCATAAGAGATTAGGACTTAAAGAGGTAGGTTTCTTAGATAGTGTAGTCAAGGAAGGCTTAGGACTAGACATTGAAGTTGAATTAGAAATGGTATCTAGTGTTGGATTAACAAGCGATGTGTTTGATGAAAACGTTGGAATATCAATTGAAATGGAAGCAAACAATTCTACCGATTACGTTCAATCACTTAGCCAAAACGTTGGTGTAAGCATTGAAATTGTAGATGAATACCCAGTTCAATATTATGGAGAATTAACACAAGGCGTTGAAGTTTCGGATAGCATTACTGGTATTAGGTCGGACGACTATGTTGAAGATATTAACCTTAATCTAAGTGTTAGTGATAGTATTGATGGTATTAGGTCTGACGACTATGATGGAGATATTAACTTTAATCTAGGCGTTAGCGATAGCATTACTGGAGATAAATACGAACATACTCCTACACCAATTTGGCAAACAACTGGTTCAACGGCTTATGACGCAACCGTATCACTTAACATAGGTTCAACGAATGCTGTGGCGGTAACAATGGCATTAACGAGTGCATATCCACCGGAGAATTATAGTTTTGGTTGGGTTATGAGAGTTAGAGTATATAGTTTAGATGGCACAACACTTCTAAGTACAACATATCGTGAAAGGGGACAAACATTATAATGGTTAAAACAATTTACGCATGGGTCAATACAAAACACCCAGAAGATGATTTAGTTTACGCTACTTCATTTGATAGCACGTTGGAACTCGAAAAAATCGAAGTTCAAGTAGAAGAAGGACAAAGTGTAATACAAGCAGTAAAAAATAAAATACAAGAGATAAAAGGAGAAATTTAAAATGGCAGTTACAGTCTATGGTTTACTAAGGTCGGCACAAGGGTTTGCAGACCAAGCAAAAGTGTTTCAATTATATGCAGGAGCAACGTTGATTGATGAATTTGATAATGGTGGCGTTGCTATGATGGATAGTCAAATTGTAAGTTCAAATGCTAGGGCAAAGTTGAAGTCAGGTATTTCACCAGTGTTCAACGTTCCAGCGGGTACTACAATTACAGAAGTTAGGGTTTCTAATGGAGAAGCGAGTAACAACGTTATGGCGACCATTCCAATTTCAGTTTCATCATACGCAAACGCAGGTACTTACACAATTACAAGTTTGTACGTAAATTATGCGAATGTCTAGGTAATTTGAAATGTATAAAAATGGCGTATCAATTACTATTGAAGGTGTAAAACAAGAGGGTGGGCAAAAGCCTACCCCTACACCAAGACCTACTAAATAGGTTGGAAGGGAGAAAATATGGCAACATACTCTAATGCAATAAAAAAGGTATATCAAATATACTTTTCAAAGTTAGGTACTATTTTAGAAACGTTTGGTGATACACATTTTAACGCACAAGATGATGAAGTAGCAGTCATTAAGGCGTTTATTGAAGATGGCGTAGTAGATAACGTTACAACGCTTGTAAACTTTACACCAGAAGGTAGAACGGCATTTACAAGTCATTGGTTTCCTATGTTTTATAGGGGATTGCAAGAAAAGATTGTAAGTGGCGAAGCAGAACCTAGAACGTTTGCACAATTTGAAATCACATTACCTTCAATCGTGCTTTTGATGAATGGTGGCAAAACTTCCGTATCACAAAGCATGACCGTTATTCAAAGATACGGTAGCACCCACTTAGGAAACTTTGCAACGATTACGGATTTAAACACCGACAATCCAGCAAGTGAAACGTACTTTGATGATAGCGTTGTGGCTTTTGTTTATTCAAACGAAGCAGGACAAACGGACCAAGTTGGTTTCTATCAAGTTGAAGAAGTTGAAGAAGTGTGGACATGGGTTTTAAAGACTACATTGTTATACGCATTGTCAACTAAGCAATATAATGGTGCGACATTTACAGTTGGGCGTGGACCTTCAAATCCGCAAGGCGTACCGACCGTTTCTCAAAGTCTAATCTATCAATTAATGCAAGAAATTTCTTACTTGGATATTGGTTATGAAAGTTTAAATGTTGATATGACCGATTTACAAGATAAGGTTGAAGCACTTAGAGATGGTTCGTTACCTATTGAATTTAATAAAAACGGAACAAACTTAACTTCGACGCAATTAGATTTAGCCATTAAAGAAGTAAATGTTAAAACAAACACTAATGAAAATGATATTACAAACATTGAAAACGGCACAACACCTATAACTTTTGACAAAAGTGGAACTGACCTAGACGCTGAATTCATCGAAGAAGCAATTAAAGAAGTCAACGTTAAAACAAATGCAAACGAACAAAACATCGAAAAAATTGTCGATGGCACTACAATCGTTAAGAAAGCCGAACAAGACGCTAGTGGTAATGTTATCACAGCGACATATGAAACTAAAGCGGACGCAACAAGCAAGTTAGCGACTAAAGTAGATAAGACACGAAAGATTATTGGCATTGACTTGCAAGATGACATCTTACTTACTGAGTTCAAAACGGCTATCGGTAATGCAACACAAAGCGTGGCTGGGTTATTAAGTGCCGAAGATAAGACGCATTTAGATGGCTTGGTAGCATTACTTGAAACAAGCGATGGCGACACGATTGTTGATACGATTGGTGAAATCTTGGCTATATTCCAAAACTACCCTGAGGGTGCTGATTTAGTTACCGTATTACAAGGTAAGGTAGATAAGGTTGTAGGTAAAGAACTATCAACAAACGACTTTACGGACTTGCTAAAAGCGAAACTAGATAGTTTACTCGATGGCACACAATACTACGACAAGACATACATTGATAGCCTAAAAAACATGAATGGTTGGGAAAGTGAGTTGCTAGGGACACTATCAAACAATGGAACGATTGCTTTGTCAATTATAAATCAATACAATGAAATTCAAATGTATGCAAAAGATACATTAGGTGTGATTGATAACGAGAACATTAGACCTAGTTTAATGCAAAGTGGCGACAGTGTTTACTTCTTTGATGACACCGAAGCGTTTATTATGGTTGATACGGTTTTTGGTTTCTATGCACCTATTGGTTACACCTTACAAGTCGTTGGTCTAAAATATACTGAATTAAAGGCAGTTGAAACGACTTATGACAACACTGCAAGCGGTTTAGATGCCGAGAACGTGCAAGAAGCCATTGATGAACTACAAGACGAAAAAGTCGATAAAACCTCAATAGTTGACAATCTAACAACCGATGACGCAACCAAAGTGTTGAGTGCGAAACAAGGTAAGCAGTTGAAGATAATTGTTGATGGGTTAGACGAGAGAGTAGATATTTTAGAAAGTAAAATTGATGTTATTGGTTTAGATTATAAAGAGTATGGCATTCGTGAAGTTGTTGGGCAATCCGCAAGTGAGTTTGAACGTGTAACACGCTTTGGGGGGGAAATCAAGTTAGGAAGTTCGACAGGTTTAGTTGCAAATGTAGCGATTGATGACGCAGTTGTTGCTAACTCATTTGATTATATTCCAATATTTAAGCGTGAAAAGGTAAGCATTCAAGCAACCGACCTATCAAGTAATGTGGTATCAAATACATTTGTAAAAGTACCTAAATATTACATTAAAGAAGAATGGACTAACGAGGGTGGCACAGATTATCACTATTATTGGATGTGTTCTAAAAATCTAACAGGTTATCGTTTACCACTACCCTTTAAGAAGACAGACGGCACAGAACGTGACTATGCTTACATGGGTGCGTATGAAGCGTTCTTAGACGCTAATAACAAACTGCGTTCACTCACAGGCCAATTTCCAAAAGTTACCTATTCAAGAAACAACTTCAGAACAGCAGCGAGAGCACTGGACGGTTTAGGTGTCGACTCTAAATATCAAATCACAGACTTAGCCGAATATGTTGATTTAGTTCAGATACCATTCATGATTGAGTTTGCGACAAAACATTCACAAGGTATCTTTCTGGGTGCAACATCAATGGCATACAGTGCAACGCATACAGCCGTAGCAGACGGCACAGGGGTAAACTTCATTGTTGTATCAAACGCAACAGGCGCTAACTTCGTCTTAGGTCAAACTATCTCAATTGGAACTGCGAATTCAAACAGCACAGTTACTAATGACAGAGTCGTTACATTGATTGAAGTTGACACACCAAACGCCGGTGAAACTAAAATCACCTTTGACGGTGCAGCGGTTAATATCGTGATTGGCAACGTTATTGCTTCACGCGGTTGGAAGACAGGTGCAACAGACCAAGTTAAAGTCAGTGGCACACACGCATTAAATGACGGTAAACATTCGATTGTATGGCGTGGTTTAGAAAATCCATTTGGTAACATCTGGAAGAACGTTGACGGTGTTAAGATTTCAAATCAAAAAGCATACGTTACGGAAAATCCAAAAGACTACAACGATACAGCGTCAGCCGCTGGGGTATATGCAGAACCATATTTACCTTTAGGATACACAAACGCATTAACGAATAACTACGCTCAAGATTTAGGGTATGACGCAAACTATCCATATGCGAAGTTCCCAATTACAGTGCAAGCGAGTAGTGCTTTGTATTTTAGAGATTATTATTACCAAAACACGGGCGATAGGACGGTCTTCGTGGGCGGTGATTGGGCTGACGGTTCTGCTGCTGGTCTGTTCTATTGGTTTCTGGGCATTGGTCTCGGTAATGCGGGCTTCAATCGTGGTGCTCGGCTTTCTTATCGCCCTTAAGGGGGTTTCAATGGGGGTCTTCCCCCAATGACATAGGTTTTTGAATTAAAGGGTTGTGCGGTGCAGTTTTCGTGTGTTCGTGTTTGTTCGTGGGCGGTGATTGGAATAACAGTTCTAATGCTGGTCTGTTCTATTGGAATCTGAACAATGATCTCGGTAATACGAACTTCAATATTGGTGCTCGGCTTTCTATGGTTAAGCACTGCACAATCCTTGCCACATGGCAAAAAATGGCTCGTAAGGGAATAGTTTAGTAGGGTACTCGAAACACTATTATTGCCAAAGAAAGGTTACTATGAAAAGAATAGGAAACATCTATCACAAGATATACGATAAAGATAATATCCGTCAAGCGATACTATCTGCGAGTCAAGGAAAACGTCATAAACGTGGAGTCATGAAAGTGTTTGAAAACTTAGACAAAGCGATTGATAAAGTCCATGACATCCTTAAAAATAAAACGTATATACCTAATCCATACTGGGAGTCAGTCTTAATTGACGGTGCGAGTAAAAAGGAACGCATTATTTACAAACCAAAGTTCTTTCCAGACCAAGTCATACATTGGTGTTTAATGAACATCATCAAACCACAAGTTACACGTGGGATGTATCAATGGAATTGTGCAAGTATTCCAAGTCGCGGTACGATATATGCGAAAGACGCGGTTCAAAAGTGGGTAAGAACGGATTACAAAAACACGAAGTATGCACTTAAATTAGATGTTAAAAAGTATTATCCAAACATCAACAAAGAAACACTAAAGAAAAAGTTTAAGAGAGTTATCAAAGACCCAGATGTTATATGGTTATTAGAACTCATTATTGACAGTCATCATTTAGGTATACCGATAGGCAATTATACATCACAGTGGTTCGCAAACTTCTATCTGCAAGATTTAGACCACTACATCAAAGAAAAACTTAACGCAACTTATTATGTCAGATACATGGATGATATGGTCATCTTTGGAAGTAACAAAAAGAAGCTACGTAAAGATAAGTTGTTGATTGAAGCATTTCTTAAGAAAGAAAGTCTTACCATAAAAGAAAATTGGCAGGTGTTCAATGTTGACAAACGTCCGCTCGATTTCGTTGGATATGTATTCCACCGCGATAAGACGTATGTCAGAAAAAGGATCACTCGAAGAATGCGTAAACGATATTTCAAATTCAAAAAGAAGCCCACCAAACATTTAGCATGTAGTATGATGAGTTATCTCGGTTGGCTCATGCATTCAGATTCTTACATACTATACAAAAAGTATTTCAAAAATATAAAACTTATGAAGGAGTTTATCAGACATGGAAATTAGAAAGACTAAACAAGAATCAACGCAAGTACCAGATGATACAACTATCAGACATCTAAGCGGTACAATTTATGAACTCATTGGGAATGAGAACGTCACGCCAAAACAAAAAATCATGGACGGCGAAGAAGTAACAGTGTATGAGTCAGAATTGACACATATCACAACGTCAATCACAAGACGCGACGAGATGATTTCCGCGCTTATTCGATTGAGATACACCCAAGACGCTGAATTTGCACTAATCAACAAAGGCATTCAGAATTCGGAAGATGTCGAATACAAAGCGTATAGAAGTTATGTTGCTTTGTGTAAAACACAATCAAATGTTTATTGGGTTGAGGCGTAAGCCTTGACCTACCCTAAGGGGGTTATTATGATAAAGAATATATGGAAAGCAGTTGCCAATATATTTATTAAGGCTTGGCAAGATACAAAACAGTTAGGTTGGATCGGTGGTAGCATAGCAATATTGATTGCGATTGTTATTTTTTATTTGCCAACCATAGTAACTTTTATACTGTATATCATCACTAATAATGGGTGGTACTTAGGCATTTCAATTACCTATGTTGTGTGGTGGTTCAGCCCAGCGTTTAGCCCAGCACTAATCGTGTTTTCTGGACTGCTAATTTTCGTGGTTAAGATGATACGAATTGTGCAACGAAAAGATAATAAAGGAGAAAGAGTATGAATGATAACTTAAAGGATATAAAGAATAGGGAGTTGAAGCAAACGAACGCCAAAGACGAGAATGGCAAAGTTTACGGAAATCTCAAAGGGAAAGTTGGGTATCATGAACTTGGAAGTTATCCAATTGAAAGCGATAAGTCCTTGAATGATTTAATAGCCTATTTAAGGCTTTCTAATTCCGACAAGGGTAAAGTTATCGAGAAACTTACAAAAGCGGTTCTAACGAACGAAAAACGTATATCTACGTTGGAAAGGAAGTTAAAAGAATATGGGATTTAATGAAATGTTTGATTGGGTTAGCCAAAACTACCTTGAATTGGTGGGTACTGGTGGTATTTTCTGGGTAGTGTTCAATAAAATTACAACTACCATTTCAACTAGAAAGCAACGTGCTGAATTACAAGCGATGTTAGGCAAGGTGTTGGGTACTAGTGATGTTGGCGTGAAAACGTTTGGTGAGATTGCAAATTTAATTGTAGTCAAGTTTAATGAAATGAACGATAAGTTTCAAACAAACGCTTTGGCACAAGCAAATGCACAAATGGATAACGTTGCATTGACAAATGCGGTTATATCACTCATGGCGGTTTCAAACGTACCTTTACAGTATAAACAAGATATATTTAAGACTTTAACGAATGTATCTACAATTACTGGAGATGTTAAAAATGTTGTTGACAAGATTTTACAAGCACAAGTAAAACAAGAAGTTTTAAACCAAGATACTCAAGTTCAAGTTTACGCTGACCTTAAAGGGGTGTAAACCCTATGCCTAAAATTGTAGATGGAAGATTAAAAAAGAATTACCGCCTAGCCAATGTTTCGGCCCAAGCGGTTCAATACGGTATTCCACTAACTTATATATTCTATGAGTACCAAGTATTTGGTTCGCAAAACGCATATAAGATTTCAATGGGTTGGCTTATTATTCTATTAGGTATGGGTTATTTTATATTTAAAAAGAATATTAAACAGTTTATTACGGATTATAATACGCAGTTAGGTTCGGTTGCCCAAATCGGAAAATGGTCGGCCGTATTTCTAGGTGGTGCATTAATTCTCGCTCTTGCTTCACTTTGGATTACTGGTGCGATATACTTCCTACTTATAGTTGGCGGTTCTAACCTTGCTTCGCTACCTTTATATACTATATATTATGGTAGGAAGAATGAATATGATAGATACGCTAAGGCTATTAAAGAAAGAGAAGAAAAACTTAATATCGAAGGAGTGTCCTTATAGACGCTCTTTTTTTATGCAAAAAAAAGACACTCCGCAGAATGTCTAATTATTAAGCATACTATTGCGAACTTGCCGTATGCTAGGGCGACTACACACTAACGCAGTGGACACGAGCGACCGATTTTAAAGTTCGGTAACTTAACTCTACATTGATATTATACATAATCATATTATAAATGTCAATTATGACCGTACTTTAATTCAAATTCGGCACGTTGTTGCGGTGTAAATTCATTAACATAATATTTACCCATTTCGTTTGCGGTTTCTTCAGCAACCTTAACTTTCGTAAGTTCGAACGTATCTTCCGTTTTCAACCATGTCATAATAACGTTGAACGCTATCATAAATACTTTAATTGCAAACATGATGTAAGTTCCAAGTTCGTTTTCTTTAGGGTCTAATCTAAATGATAATAGAATAAACATTATAACACTTATAAAAATAAATCCACTTAGATAATATTCTACAAATACAGAAACGCTATGTTCTTCAAAATCCGCTTCGCCATGATTTCTATTTCTAGCCCTAGCACCACTAACAAGTTTATCCCTTGTTACCTTAGCGTAAGTGAATGTCTTACGGCCAGATTTTACGTTATCTATATTTTCTTCAATCCACTCGTCCGTTAAAACCGATAATAGATAGTTTATCTTATCTTTAATGGTTTTTTCTTGCTTGGGTAGTATGTTGTCCTTACCATTTTCTAAAAAGTCCTTTAAATCGTTGATTTCGTACTTTTCTAAGATTGCGTGTATCTTTTGATTTATCCAAATCTTATAGGCTCTAATTTTTCTTGCCCTATCGCTTTTTTCGGCATTCTTAGCGATGAATTGATTTTCTTCATCAACCGCAACGTAAAACGACTTCTTTTCTTTATGGTGTATATATTTACTATGTTTCTTCTTATATATCTTATACATCATAGAAATGATATTAAGCGTTAAAATCCAAGAAGCCGATTGATACGTTAGATAATTCCCCCAAAAGTCAGGTGTCAAGAATATGTTAGGGTCGAAATTTGCTTCAACAAATTGATACGCACCAATGATGAACAACGATAGAATAGTCATGGCGATTTGTGGTAAATAGAAATACCACGTTCTAATCACTTTGCTCGTTTTAGTATCTACGTTCTTTTTAAAGTTTTTTAACTTATCTTCAAGTGTAACACTAGGTGTTTCAACAACCTTATTTTGATTAATTATTTTATCCACTTCAGAAGCCAAAGTAATTCCCCCTATTCTGCAATCATGTTTGATTTAGGCAAAACCGTAATTTGTAAAACATCTTCACCGTTATCTAATGTGATTTCTTTATCATCTAATGTAACAAGAATAACTTTATCGTCATATAACTTATAGTATTTAATATAAACACTGTTTTGCTCTAGCATTGTAGTGCCTTCATAATCCGTATAATTCGCTCTAAATGTTTCGTGCGGTAACGGTGCAACTATAATTTCTTTAACCGTAAAGTTTGAACAACCAACTAGGGCATACAATAGCCCTAGCATTACTAATAGTTTTTTCATAATTTTTCCTTTAACCCCTTTATCTCGATTTCTCGTTTTTTAATTTGCTTGTTGATGTTTTTCTTTCGCAACGTTTCTTTCTTACGTTGTTCTTTCAATTTTGTTTCTTCATACTGCAATAAGTCAAACGTCCCTTCACATTTTAGGATTGCTTCAAATACTTCAAATATTCTTTCCTTAGTGTAGTGTGGCAACAACGCTTGTTCAATCGCTCCGCTTAGATACATTGTGCGGTCATTCTTGTTATAATCAAATATCAATTCAATTTGTTCTCTAAGTCTATCTTCATTCATTTCTCTATTGATATATTTATAATATGCAATTAAGAAGCCCATTGACTTATCAAACTTATCCGAACCGACTGTCTTACTTGTGAACGGTGCATAAGGTGGTAAACCGTTGTCATGCAAACTAAATAGAATGGTTGTCTTGCCTTTGTTTGAATTAAACACAACCCTATCTGGAAGTTTGTTTGGGATTGGTCTAATACCCGGTATTGTGTTTTTAACTTTAAACACTCCGTTATCAAATGTAGATTTTAAATAATCTCTCAAATCATATGCAATTTCAAATGCAGATTTAGGAAGTTCCGTTTCTTCTTTGTATAAATATACATAACTTTCTTTTATGTTTTCATGAGTGATATTCCCATATGTTGTTATATCATATGTGGTTTCTTTTGAAACGCTTAAACCAACTTCATAATGTCTAGCGGTGATAATTCCAACGTATGCTTGAAACTTATAAACGTAGGAAACTTTTTGCCCTATTTCAAACTTAGGTATATTATTCACTAAAGATATACACCTTTCTTCAATAGAATAAGCAATATAACCGTCATATTTTATATCATATGTGTTTCGGTCCAAATGTGAACGGATATATATGATTTCACCCTCAAGAAAATAATCAACTGTTACCTTATCCCCAACTTTAAACTTAGGCACTTTGTTCTTCTCCCTTTTCTTCAACTTTAGGCTCATCGGTGATAAAACCGTATTGTTTCATCATGGCTCTTAATGAAGGGTCGAAATCCGCAGTATCTTCGTTCATTTCCGCATACTTGAATAACGTTGTAAAGTAATCGTGGTCGAATAATTTATCGCCATAAGTGTGTGCCTTGACTTCTTCTAAGAAAGCCAATTCCTTATCTTCTCTTTTGGTTGAAGTTTCGATGGCGTTCGTAAATTCAGTTTGATGTTTTGAAATTTGTTGTAGCATACCTTTCCAAATGTTAGATTTTTCTAGGTGTGATTGGTTGCTTTCGTTTGTTAGGAAGCGTTGAATTTTTTCAATCGACTTCAATTCTTCACGATAGTTTTCCGCATTCATTCTTCTGAAAAACACGCTAAATGCAACTCGAATTGACAACCTTTCCGCTTTCTCAATATCCACTTCGTTTGTTAATACATTCATCATTGTTGTTTCCATAATTTCAATTCCTTCGCTTTCTTTGTTTTCTAATTTCTTTCCCATGTCTATTCTCCTTTTAATTATAATTTATTACTAATACTTTACCTAATGTAAACGTGCCGTTTGCTTCATATTCTAAAATAAAGTCATAACTGTACATTGTAACCATATCATTGTTTGTGAAGTGTACAACTATATGCTGACCTTTTCTAACAACAATTGTTTGCGGTTTTTCAAATACAATCTTAATATAATAATAGTCTTTGTTGTTCTTCTTTCTAATAAAACGTTTATATGGGTTTAATATAGCCAGAATTTCGCCACTATTTTTATCTTTTAAAACCACTTGCGTAATTTCTTTAAATACGACTTCTACACCTTTCTTTGTAAACGTCATATCTATCTACCTAACTTCTCTATCACACTAAGCAACGTAAACAACGATAGCAGAATTAGAAAGAATATAAACGGTATGTTCTTCTTGATTTTATCTTTCATAGCCTTTTCTCCTTAGTTATTAAAATCTATCATTATGGCATAATTTTCTTCAACCTCAACAGCGAGTGCTAATTCACCTATTGAAAACAATTCACTACTTACTTGATAACCGTAGTCTTCAGTTCCAACTACTTTAATTTGATAATAGTATTGGTTTTCACCGAATGGTTCACGAGATACAATTTCTACTAGCCAAAAGTCATCGTAAATATCAATAGGTACATTTTCGTTTTGTGCGTTTTCTAACCACTTAACACGTTCTTCTAAAACTGCTTCGTTAATCTTACCCTTATAAACTTCTTCTAATAGGTCAAAGTACTCCTCGAACCATTCTTCGTTAATTCGATATTCGCCAATAGTTTGATTTAACTCTGCAATTTCTTGTTCTTGTTTTGTAACTTTATCTTCCAATTTAGTAGCATACACCATCGTGTATCCTAGTAATAACGTTAATACTGTGGCAAGTCCACATATTGTGTAAAATAAAATACTTTGTGCGTTTAATTTTTTCATAACGTTTTCTCCTTTTTAAATAGTGGTTTAATCGCAAATTCAACAAATATTCTAGCATACCAATAAACTGTTATAAAGTGCATAAATAGTGCAATAAACAAACTTTCTAGGTATGAAGTTTTAATTCTTTCATATTTGCTACTCGGGGTGTAAATAACAAACGCAAACCCAAAGTAACTAATTATCAATAAAACAATTAATACAATTTCTAATACAGTCATAGCCTTTTCTCCAATCTCACTTTCTTTTGTCGTTTTGCTTTGTAATACATTTGTTGGTCGATACCTAGTATCTTCATGCCTTGCTCATTCATGATTTCCACATCTACCATTTCGGATACGATATCTTCTAGCGATACATCTCTACCGCTTCTATGTCGTTTGATTGCTAGTAACAACTCCGTTAGTTCTTCTTCCCACTTATCGAGTTGCTTATCTTCACCCCATTTAGTTAGTGCTTTTTGGTATAGTTCGTTACGTTTCATTTTTTTTATTCTCCTCATCGTTGAAATCTAATATTTCATCAACCACCCACAATAGACTTTCTATTTCAGATTTTTCGCTATGTGGTAGATACTTTTCTTCTACGCCTTTTATCTTAACCATAAGTTGAATGAGTTCATATCTTATACCGATTATAGGACCTCTTATCCACGATTTAAACTTTTCTATATCTAATATCATTATGGCTTGGCCTAGTGCTTCTAAATATGAACTTGCTGGGAACGTTCTAACTATTTCTTTTGTGTTAGCGTCCTCAATGTGATACACTTCCGCTTCATCATATAAAAGATAATAATGTTCTCTAATTCTATTTCTATCATAGTGTGCACCAACATATTTAACGGATACTTTTTTGCCATACAAGTTTATACTTTCATTACGTTTCATTCATATTCTCCTTTCTAAATCAATTCCCATTCGTTTCTGAATACCAAAGTAAATATAAACGTCCAAAACATAAAGTATATAGTATATTTCCACCAAACAAACTTTCCTATTGCAACTCCGAAAAACATTTCAAACTCGTTTGGCATTATTCCATATACTGCAAGATGTAATATAATTGTTATCACTGTTATTAAAAATGCAATTCCAAAACCAACTAAAAACGCTCTTGAATATTGATACCATAACTTTTGATTTCTACTCATTTCTCCGCCTCCAAACTTTCATAAAACTTGCCAATCATTGTGATGAGGTCGCCACGATTATCTTTTGATAAATCTTTCAACGAAACCTCTCTAACCCATTGTTCATTATCGTAAATAATTGTCTTATACCAAAACGCGTTATCTCTAAATACAACTTTCCTACCATAATACTCACTCAACGCTTTTATCACTTCATCTGCTGTCGGTGGTGTTAGATACTTTTCTAAAACGTCAAAACTCTCTTTATAATTGGTATCTTTATAATTCCACGCACAACCATCAATAATAATATCAATCTTCTTTAATTCTTCTAACGCTTCTAACTCTTTATTTCTATTCATAATTCCTTACCTACCTTTGAGAGTTTTTCTTCTAATGCCCAATATTCACGCAATTCATCAAGTGATTTGGGCGGTTTATTTCTTAGTTCAATAAGCCTAGCAACATCTTTAGCAAATTGCTCTTGTTGGGTGATATATTTTTCAACTTTATCTAATCTTAAACCTATCATTTTTTGGAACGCTTCTAATTCCGATAATGCTTCTTCATGTGTAATCATTTCATTTCCTCCTTATAATAAATACAGTAAAGCCGTCAAGTAGTGTATCACTTGGTCTTGCCATAGATTTATTTTGTTGTGCCTTGCTTTTAGTCTGTCCACGATAACATGGATTACAAATAACGGTAATAGTTGCCATGTGATACCGAAGAAGAATACAAAGGGTGCAACGTATGTGATACAGTGTATTAACAAGAGGTAGTCGTCTTTGCCTTTGTTACCTGCGAGATAACTTGATTGAAATACATAATCACCAATGGCGTGTGCTATGATGATGTAAATAATGATATGTAACGGTGTCATTCTAACTCCTCCTTGAGTTCTTTTTCTAGTCTTGCGATGAATTCACCGTCTTGCAATGTGATAGTTACTTTAGTCATTTCGCACCTCCACGTAATTTAAGTCGATAAGGTCTTGAATGTCGTTTTTGCTCCACGTTAAAACTTCATCGCCATTATCAATAAATACACTTCCATGCTCTAATGTCTTAATCGCTTTGATGTCTTTATCGAACACCAAACGATAACCAACCGCTTGTAACATCTCGTCTGTAACGTGGTCTTTTAGGTAGTATTTAGTCATACACTTTTACGCCCCTTTCAGTAACTAACAAATCATATAACCTTTTTAACCCTTGTTTGTGTTCTTCTGTGGTTAAATCACAATCACTTTCAATGAACTCATATAACTTTTCTTTTCTTATCATATTTCCATAAATGCCATATAGATAGTCCATTTCAAGGCTATTAAATTTAGTTCCTAGAAAATAGTTAATATTATCTCGTAATTCTTTCTCAAATTTTCTATTACGCCATTCTTGTTGATACCAATTAAAATGACAAGCACTTTTACTTATCCACGCAATTACTTTTGCTTTCAAATCAACTTCCGTTTCTACATCTTCCAATCTAAAATATAAATTGAATTTAGGTATCACGATAAGTTCGTTTTCTGAATTGATATGACTATCTTTAAATAGAAACATGAATTGTTGTAATTTAATTCTTGTTATTGCATTCATTCCGCCATCTCCTCTAATTCATCATAAACAATCTCAACTAATCCAACGCTCAGTAACCAATTAAGGCTTTCGTTATATTCACACGAATACCAACCGTTTTTCCATCTGTGTTCTTCGCCATCAGGAATACCAACATAACGGTTTGCACTATTCATGTTAAATTTATCATACTCTCTAAAATCAATAATTTGAGTAGTCCATCGCCAACCGATAGCATATTTGTCGCTTTGATTTTTTGTATGTTCTATAAATGTCTTTCTTGCAGTCATTTCTCGTTCAACTCCTCTAGGTATTGCGTTATTATGCGTGATAGTTCTAGGCCAATATCATCACAACTAATAGTGTTGTCATCATAAACTCTTACGCTTGATATTCTACCTTCGTGTCTATATATTTTTACATCTCGTTTTTCTTCACACCAATAACCCATCTCTAACAACTTCTCATGTGCTGTGCGATAGGGTTTAAGTTGATGTTCATTAAAACCCCATTTGCCAATGTTAGTAATTTCCACAATATATAATTGTTCTTCGTAACCACTAATACCAACTATAATTCCGTTCCCTTTTTCCGTTTCTACTTTTTGTCCGATTTCGTATGTCATTTTAGTTCTCCTTATCCATAATGAATGGTAAATGCGATTTTGAAATCAAGTGGGATTGGAAACGATTTAGGATTTCTTCTACTTCTTTCCAACTGCCATAAACACCAAGTTTCTCGTTTGTTTGGTTTATAATATAGGCAGTCGCCTTTTGGTTTTGAGGTCTAAGGTAAACACCTTCAAACTCGCTACATTCTACAAATCTCTTTCCGTTTTGTGTTCTAACCCAAATCATAAGTTATTCTCCCTTCAATTCCTTATATTTTTGTTTTTGTTCTTCTATTGCTTTATCACGATACCACAATCTAAGTGTGTCGCTCTTAACTTCTTTATAGCCCTTTCTAGGCTTTCTAAGAATTGACATGGGTGATTTTACGTTTTTAATGTAAAGTCGCTCAATACCACTAAATAAAAGCGTTTTGTTGCGTTTTAAGTCTGTAATCTCTTGATATGTTTTTAATAGGTGTTTATTTAATACTTTCTTTCTAAGTAGTAAACGTTCCTTAACTAATTTCGTGTAAAACATGGTTGCAATCTCTAAATGCTCGTAATTCCAAAAATCTTCTTTAAGGTAAATACGAATACGCTTCATGCTATCTTCTACACCTTCAAGTGTGGATACAACCAATATTTCTCTCGCTTCGTGTTTGGTAACGTTTATTGCCATGATACGAACGGTTGTTAGTTCACTCATAAATCATATTCTCCTTTTTTATAGACTTTGTATTTGTTTTGCGTGAACGCTGAACCTAACATAATTGCGTTTGCTAAATCTCGACTTTCGGTGTCTTTTTCATCTAAGTTCATATCAAATACCGCATTGATAATTCTAACTTTTTCAATCGCTAGTTTTACACCTTGTATCTTATCTCCTAAAATGAATTTATCCCAACCATACGTTGATGGCGTTGTGTAAACAACCCCTTCTTGTTCACATATAAGTTTTATAATAGTTCTAATTTTAGCAAGTCTTAAAGCGTTTCTTCTTTTGCAGTTGTCTAGGTCAATCGAACCTAACACAACGAACGATATTTCATGTGCTTTTACAATATCACTAATATCAATGTAATGCTTAAAACTTTCATCTACTTTTATTTTACCATATTCTTCTAAAATTTCACCACTAAAAATTGCAAAGTTTATAAAATTCGTACTATTGCCAATCGCTAGGGTTTTCATTTTACTGTTAAAATCTCTTTTTCACTTTGAAGTCTTTTATCTAGTAATGACAATAGCGGTTGTATTGTAACGTTCGTGAAGCCAATTTCTAGAAGTTTAGTTTTGGTTTCTTCTCTATCAACCCTAACTTGCAATAAGTTTTTAAGTGGTTCTTTAACATTCAAGTTCAGAAATTCGTAATACGATATGGTTTTATATGTGGGTTCTTTAACAATCTTCAACGCTCCAAGTTCAGTAAGTCCGTTAGCCTTCATCTTAGTCATTAGGCTATCTTCTAAAGTCTTTTTATACTTTTCATATGACTTAATATGTTCTAAGACTTGAAAGTATGTCTTAATATCCTTTTCGCATGAATTTAAAACTAATTCGTTTTGTTCACTAATGTTCATTTTTAACCACCGCACTTTCTACAATGCTTTTTGCTAACTTCCTAAACATGATGTGTTTGAAAGGAAAGTAATCATTGTCTGGTCGCTTAATTTTAACTTCCGCAATCTCGTTTTCAAAACTTTCTTTTTTAAAGACTAATTCTTTCCCCCTTAAAACGTTTTTTAACGCCAACTTGATGTGCCTTTCATGTGTTACTTGTAAATCGTTATCTAGGGCTAATTTTGTTAGGTTAGCAAGGTTTAACGCTTCTAACTTTAATCTGTTTTCTTTAGGTACAAACACGACTGGTGTTTTTCCAAAGTATCTATCTCCAACCAATGAGCCGTTTTGTATGCTAATGTCATTTCTAATCAATCTACCCTTTAAATCAACTCCATACGTTACAATCAATAAGGGCGTGTCGTTATCATATATTTTTAATACTTTCGTTATCATAGTCTATTTTTCCTTTTCATAATCTTCATTTAAAAGTTCTTCCCTTTCGTTTTCAGTTAGGTAATCCATCGCAAATTGTCTTACAATATCCGTTTCATACCCTGTAAATTTTATTTGTTGTTGTCCTTGTAATACAACGTCTTTCTTGTGGTTTTTGATAATTGTAATCCAAAAACTTTTCGCTTCAGGGACTAAGTCAAGACAACGCATAAGGCTAGAAATTGCACGTTTCACTTGGGCTTTGTTGTATTTCACAAACTCGTCATTGTCGGTTGCAATCTTATATCCATAGTTTGAATAGATAACTTTTAAATATGTTTTCTTAATGATTAAAGGTATAATGTCACGCAACTGTCTTTCATCTACGTTGCATTGTGAACAAATCGCTTCTGGTTTTACCCAATCGTTACCCCTTAAAATGTTTGCTTTTAACAAGTTATATACGCTCCACGCTTCGCTTGTCATGTAATATTTATCAACTAATCTTTGTGGTTGTTGTGCTTCTTCTTGTGCGTAATCAAATAAGTCCATTTCATTTCCCCTTTTCTAAAATGCTTTTGGATACAATCTATCCATTTCTTCTTCTAAACATTTAAGTTCGTATTTTCTACCCTTTAAATGTTCTTCATCAAGTTTTTCGCCTAGATAATACTTTCTGCCGTTACTTTCTAGGGCGTGTCCTAACTCTAATTCTTTCTTTATAATAATTATTCTAAATTCTAAAATTTCACTTCTTTTATTTAGTAATGATATTGCCGTTTTTAATTCTAATATCAATTCTTTCATAGGTCATCAATCGTCAATTGGTTTGGGTGGACTTCCACTTTAGGTTCTTGCGGTAAATTATCCTTAATAAACTTTTCGATAACCTTACATTCATTTCTATATACCCAATCAATCGTGTCTAATTGCTTATCAAATGGGTCGTTCGTTGATGGTGTCATGGACTTCTTTACAAGTTCCCATGCTTCTAAAATTGCACTCATCTTTCTTCTCCCTTTTTAAATTCGTAAGCACATACAAGGTCTTTACCTTTCCATAGCATAAGCCTACTTGCCACTGCTAGTTTGTGTTCGTAAAACAAGTTTTCATTCAGTAACGTTAGGTTTCCCCAATAATCATAAGTATATATTTTTATCTTATTCTCAAAACAATATTCTATAAGTTCTCTAATGGTATTTGCCATCTCAATCACTTCTCTTTTTAAACATAATTTGAAATCCGTTCTCGTTCTAATTGTGATTTTATCGCTTGTATCCACTATCTTGTCATTCGTTAAAACATACCTTAATAGCGTTCTTTCAATGCCTTTACTTTCCATATTATTCCCCTTTACCTAATATATCGTAGTAGTCTTGGTGTTCGATAGGTAGGTTGATTAGAAACCTACCATTATCCACTCTAACAAAGCATTGCTTCTCGTGTTCGAACATACCTATTATTTTGTGGTTCTTCTTGATTAACTTACCGAAATATTTTCTAATCTTATTTTCCAACGGTAATGTTATTGGTATCATATGTAAATCTTTATATCACTTTTGATTATGGTTGCCTTTGGTTCAGTAACCACAAAATCATCTAACCTAAGTAACTGCTCGACCGTTCCGTAAAATCTAATCTTTTTAGTTTCTCGTTCGACTACTTCCACTTTTTCGCTAGGTTTATACCCTTCCAATATTTCTTTAATATTCATGTTTAGAATGGTGCGTCTTCTGTTTGTGCAACCGGTGCAAATGGGTCATCGTTAGTATTTTCTACACTAGTTTGTGGTGCGAATGGGTCTGTGCCATCTTCTGCGCCTTCTTGTGGAACGTCAGTTTTTCCGCCAATAAGTTTAATTTGATTAGCCAAAACATAAGTTTTATAAACCGTCTTGCCTTCTTTGTCTTGATAATTGTTAGTTTCGATTGTGCCATCAACAACTACAATAGACCCTTTAATACCGTATTTTGTTAGATATTCAGCACTTTTACCCCAAACTTGACAGTTAATGAAGTTTGCACCTTCTTTAAATTTGTCAACCGCCAACGTGAAATCACAAAGATATTTACCACTCGTTGTTGTTTTCAATTCAAACGCCTTTGTGCTTCTACCTACTAAAATTACTTTGTTTACCATTTTATATATTCTCCTTTAATTGATTTTCTTCTACCATAAACTTTGTGCCAATCGGATACGTTGCTTTGAACGACTGTCCGAAAATGCTTTGTTTATAATCTACTTCTACATAGTAAGTTATCTCACTATCTTGCTTCTTAACTTCTACATAGTAAATCGTTGTAAGTTTTTTATCTTGCAAGACTTCAACTTCTCTATGCCCAATAATTTCAACTTCGTATGTTTTCTTTCCCATACACCCAGCAACCGTAATTGCCAAAACCATTGCTACAATAAACATTGCCAATCTAATTATCGTTTCTCTCACTTTCTATCCTTTCTTGCCATTTCTTTTCGGCTTTATATGTCATTTCTTCCACAAATCCAATTACAACCAATGTGCCAATGTATCCCGTAAGCCATATCTCCCACGCATAGAAGTCATTACTCCAAGCCATGATGTAAAAACCCAACGTTGTCAATATGAATGATATGATTATTCTAAGTATCATTTTCTACTCTCCTAACAACTTATTTTTCTCAATACCGATTAATCCGTTTGCTTGTTCAATGCTATTAGCCTTTAAAAGTGAATTAAATTGGGTTATAAACCGTTTTTTAACCATATCCCTATTGTCATCGCCTATATTGATGAAATCATTCTTAAAAGCCTTTAAAACACTTCGTGTGATTTCACTATCAATCTTAGCCATGATTGTATCTTCATTTATCCTAAGACTATACCGCTTGTTTAATTCCACAACCTTTTCAAACTCAAGTTCCGCTTGTGGTTGATTTTCCAAATACTTTTGTTTCGCAAACTCTAAAATGCTCGTAGGACTTTGTGGCGCATAGATGTTTTCTAGACAATAAGTTTCAACCAACTTTACGAAATCATCATCGCCCATGTTTTTGAATGTTGCATACCACATCTTTTTTCTAATTTCGCTTTGGCCTTTAAACTCCTCAACCCAAAATTTAAATGTCATGTAATACGCACTTAACATTTCAATTCCAGTGATAAAACCACTTTCTGTTAAAATGCCGTTATATTCTTTAAACTTTTCCATGTTACCACCTATCCTCTATCTTTTTAGTTTTGCTAATTGAACCTTGATTGATATAACTTTCAAAGTTTGTCTTGTTGAATAGTGTTTTCGGTCTTAGGTAAATCGCCATGTCGGTGTTAGCCCATTCATCATACTTGGTATCAATTACTTTATAGAAGTCTTCTAAAGTTCTACCTTCATCTAGTCTTCCTTTTATAAGTTTATTAGTACTTGTATTATCAAATCTATATCTAGTACCTAATTTATTATTAAGATAGTCTATAATGCTTTTAATAAAACCTAATAAATCTAATTCTTTAGTATAAGAAAGATTAGTTAAATTAGGCGGACACTTGTCAGTCAACTGTCTGACACCCCTTTTTTCGGCTTCATAAAGCGATAGTTCAACTCTCTTTTCTGTGTAACTGCCATTTTCTTTTATATCTAACGTGCTTTTTTCTTCTAAAAACTTAGTTTCAACCACCCTATCTTGTCTAATAGTGTTGTGAATTAACCAATGTTTTATCACTACAACACCACTTTCAAATTTTAAAATATACCGCTTGGTTAGTAACACTTTTAAGTCGTCTTCACTTGCTCTTACTTGTCGCATTAATGCTTTAACGTTGCTTACAAACCCCTCATCGTCAGCGTCCATATTCAAGTGAAAATATAGTGCTTGTGCCGAAATTGGCATATCTAAGAAGTCGTCATGCTTTGTTATTGAACCGCTAAACATTCTCTTTTCCTTCGCCATAATTAATCATCTCCCTTATAATTTAAAATAATCTCTAATGGCTGGGTCTTCTGTGAAAGTTGCGGTCGAGTGTTTTCTAAGATAAGATACTTCACTCATTGAAAAGTAATTTGCAGGTATCTTACCAGTCTTTTTAGCCCTATTCAAGATTTCTAACGCTCTATCCATTCTTTGCTTGGTTTCTAACATATCTACATCAAATCTATATATCTTTATAGTTAAGTCGTTTAAACCGAAGCCAAGTACCTTTAAAACCGTTTCTAACTGTTTCTCGACAATATCACCGACCTTGTATCCTTTAGCGACTATACTTTCCGTAATTCGTTTCATTTTATCTTCTTGAACGTCATCAAAGAAAACGTAAGCCATGTAATACTTGTCAACCCTAGATAGATACGCTAGTAATTCACCTTGTGCCACTTCTTCTTTAGGTGCTTCCAAATCGACTTCTTTAAGTTTAGAAATGTGTTTGCCCTTTACTTCGATAACCGCACGTTCTTCTTGTGGTGATTTTACTGCAATATCAATCACGCCACCGAAGTTTTCTTTATCGTAAAATTGGTCCATTTTTGGAAACAGACTAGGTGTAAATCGAATGGTTTCCACCTTTTTACCGTTATCTTCCATGCGTTGCTTAAATCTAATTTCCGCAAAGTGTTCTGCCACTGCTCCACGCAATGTGTAGTAGTTATCAAACGCTTGGCTCTCGGTTAAGTTATACATTTCAAGAATGCAATACCCAACCGAATTAAACTTACTTTCGTTTAGTAAAAGCGGAAAACGCCTACTCGTAATCTTCTTTGGTTCTTTGTCTTTAATATTGAATATGAAGTCTGAACCATCATAGTCAATCAAAAATTTTTCATTTCGTAATTTAAAGTCTGCCATGTTTTATTCCTTTCTCAATCCATAAAATCGAATATACTTAACTGTCCTTTTTCTTTATCTTGCTCTCTTATTTCTAATTCGTCATACTCAAACTTGTTTAACGCATAGTCAATTCTAGCGTTAGCAATTTCACAATATTGATTGTCTAAATCTAAATCAATACCGATGAATTTATAGTTTGCTTGGCGTTCACGATTTTCAAACATAGTTGCTTTCCCTGTTGAACCGCTACCCATAAAACAATCCATGACTGTGCCACCTTTTGGCGTAACCATTCTAACTAAATATTGCATAAGTTCGCAAGGTTTAACGGTTGGGTGGATATTTTTTCTTGAAGGGATTTTTCCATCTAATGACCCATCTTCACGAAATTTATACGAGCCACCGTCAGTTTCTTCAAACAATTTCAACCCCTCATCTCGGTCTTTTTTACTAGCCTTTGCGGTATAGAAGAAGCGTGAAGCGTTGCCGTCATCTGCGTAACTATTTCTATTCACACTTTTAGAAGCATTAAAATGTATGTCGTTATCATAACTTTCATATACTTTAGTTTCACCAGTTCCACCGTTACTATTTGGAAACAAACTTACTACTTCATCACTACCATCGTGAATAAAGTTTGCAGGGAAACGGCCTAATGAATTTGGTTCAACATATCCACCACTTGCATTAAATACACCATTTTGTCCTACTTTATTATTTCGCGGTGTCATCTCATCATCGGTTTCCACCCTACACTCATCAATATTGATTGCACCAACACCGTATTTTAAGACGTTTTGTGCAACTGTGCCTTTAAGTGGTTTTCTTGCTACGATAATAGGTTCATACGCTGGTTTAAGTGCTGTCCCCCAACCTTGCCACTCATTTTGTGCTTCTTTGATTTCATACTCACCACCAAATACTTCATTACCTTTATCACTGATTGATTTCATAGTTCTTGTATGTGTTTCAGCACTACCGCTTTTTCCATTACCAATAACCTTACTTTCAATACCGTTTAACTTATCAATCGTTAATCCAACATTGTGAGATTTAGGAAATCCACTGCCATATACCCACATAATGACATCTCTAATTTCAAACCCAGCGTCCTCAATAGCAACCGCAATACGATGAAATGTGCGTGAACCACCGAATGCTAATAGATAACCACCGGGTTTTAATGCTTGATAGCACTTGTCCCATGTATCTTTTTGAAATGCGATACCGCTTCTGTCCCAACCTTTATTCATGAAGTTAAGTTCATATGGCGGGTCTGTAACAACGCTGTCAATCGTGTTTGGTTCAATCACTTCTAAAAGGTCTAACATTGAACCTTGATATATTTTATAAGTATCATTATTTGTAAATAACTTCACTATTGAAAACCCCCATTCATCTTGCCAACCTTAATTTGTGGTATGTGTTTTTTACCAACACTCTTTAATTTCTTTTCTACAATCTCTCTAAAATCAAATGTATTTACGTTTTTACTATTACTTGTTAAGTGCATGAGTATGATAAGTCTAGTTTTACTCAAGTCCATGTTAGATAGCCATTTAGCGGTGTGTTGAACACTCATGTGAGAATTAAGTACTCGCTTGTAATGTTCTTTTTCAAACCCAACCGCACTATCAATGTAAACGTTCATTCTTCGTATTTCAAAGTTCGCTTCCACGATAATTACATCACTTGGGAACGGTCTTAAATTGTACTCAACGTACTTCGTATCCGTTATATACATTATTCTAAAGTCATTATTCACATCTATAACATATCCATAGTTTAATATGTTTGTGCCATCAAGTTCTAAGTGAGTAAGGGGTATTGGCAAAACCATAATGCCGTCCGCAATACCCTTTCTCGTAAGTCCTTTAACGTGATATGTTTCATTTACTGTAACGCCAATCCTATTAAAAACGGAAGGGGGTGCAAATACTCGCTTCCCCCTATCTACCATTTCTTTCACCCCAACGCAGTGGTCTAGGTGTTCATGAGTAACTAGGATAGCGTCAATGTCATTTACGCTCTTGCCATATTCTCGCAAACTCTTTGCAATCTTATCGTAAGTAAATCCACAATCAAGCAATAACCCAAAAGGTTTATCAAATCCATCTCGTTTGATTTCTACGAAAAACGCATTTCCTTTGCTACTAGTACCTATATTTATTAATTGTCCTAGTCTTTCACTCATGTATATATCTCCTTATACTAAATCTTTTGCCCAATCTGGTACATCATCACTTGGCGGTGGTGTTTCTTCCTTAGCACCATTGATTTCAAATTCAACCTTCATGGCTTGTGGTTCTTGCACCGTTTGTGGTTGTGGTTCATCTTGGATTACAACTTCCTTACCAACGTTTTGTCCGACCAAATCAACTTCGATGGTTGAATTTTTATTATCAAATTCTGCTTCATGACTTTCAATAATCAATGTCGGATTTTTTTCTGGTCTATTGTATAATTCTTCTTCAAAACCTTCTTCATAAATATCATGCAATTCTTTCTTACCAAAGTTTAAGTTATGCGACCATTTACGCAAAGCGTGGTTTCTAATCTTTCTAGCAATCATTCTTTCTTTAGCGAAATCACCCCACGCTGGGCTAATCAATCTCGTGCCACCGATAACCATTTTTGAATATTCTTCGTTATATAAGATTTCATCAATACCCATATTTTCTAACTTAGTTTGCAGTTCGGTTGTGAACGATTTGTTAAATCTCATATTTTGGTTGATGTGTGCAAGTAATGATACTTTTACATCTTCTCTTGTTGCAATTGAAACATCAATATATCCAGTGTTTAACTTGATTAAGTAAACCGCATATAATACTTTTTCAGTCTTATATCTAGGTTGATATTTAGGTAATACATAATTAAATCCGTCCATGTAAGGCGGTGTAAACTCATCGCCTTCGTAAACTAAATAGGATTTCACATCTACAACGCCTTCACCAAATCTCTTTAATACTCGGTCATTTCCAGCACCTTGAATTTTAGTTTCAAGCACTCTATTGGATTGTCCGTCTTTGGTTTTTACGTTTCTAAATGTAATCGCCACTTCACTGTTTGCAACGTTTAACTCCATGAATGCAATATACTTTAAAGTACTAAATAGATTGTCGATACCTTGTGCAGTATTGAAGAAACCCCAGTTTTGATTTTCAGTAACCAACATATCGTTAATCTTACTTAAAGCACTATCTACGCACTTTTTGGCGTTAGGTGTAAACTCTAATTCGGTTTCACTAGCATAATTCTTAATTCTACGCATTACTTCGTTTGAAGCAATCAACATCGCACTACTTTTTAATCTGTCTTTTTCTACAATTTCGTTTGCCATTTTTATTCTCCTTTGTAATTTTCAATTTGTGTTACTAGGCTTTTAAGTTCATTTAATACATATTCTTTAGTTCTAACTTCACCTTGAAACATACTAGCGATAAATAACTCATGTTGATTTGCTCCATTTTCAATCATCGTTTTAATATCCGCACCATCATCACAGTGCATACAATCAAAGCCAAAATAATAGTCATGTGTATCATCTTTAAATGTGAACGCACTTGAACCAAACGTTAATCCACCATGAACATCAAAATCAAAATCACTATAATCACGTTCTTTTAATTCGTGTCCTTTTGGCAATCCAATGTAACCACATCTAGCGGTTCTGTTAAAGACTACAACTAGGTGATAACCGTTCAAACATTCTTCATGTTCTTTAAAATACAATCTATTTTCTTCCATCTTATTATTCTCCTTTTCTTATGCCCATTTTTCTTCTTGTGGTACGTGCAATTCTAAACCCGCATTACCTATAAGATAAATAAATCCTGATTTATCTTTGATGAAAGTCATTACTTTTTCATCTCTTATAAGGGTGCTTACAACAGTGTAAAGATACCCCTCTTGTAACTCTTTATAACCAAGTTCAGCCACATCTGTGTAAAGATAGCCTACAAATTTGTAAGCAGATTGATACGTTGTATAACGACAACCATTATTAATAACCTTGACAATATCGCCATTTTCAAAAACATTTATTGTCGTCATATTATTTCTCTCCTTTTAATAATTCTTCAATACTATATGGTGTTTCATCTTCCCACTTAACGAATGTGAATAGTTTTGAAAAACCATTAAGTTCTAGTTCATCTTCAAAACACTTCCAATAACTTGAGTATCTGGAAGGTTTACCTACATAAACATACAAAAAACCATTTTCATCTCTAGCAATCCACTTGTATCGCTTATCCAAGTTCTCTAAGATAACTTGTTCAGCACTTGATAGTTTAGGTAACTCTTGGCGTTTCCAAAGTAGTTTCATATTAGGATTTGTAAGGTCTAATAGTGTTGTTAAATTTTGTGAAGAGTTTCCATGAATGGAGTTTTTATATTGATACACTTCTGTAATATCTAAAGACTTTAATGTTGGGTTCTTTAAATCGTTTGTATAGTTTTCTAAGTTATCAAAACGGGTTTGATTTGATAAAAAATCTTCAACAACCAAGTAAATACAACCGTTTCTTGCTCTAACTGTCATACCACTCTTTAAATCTTTCTTTTCCATTTTTATTTCTCCTTTATATTTTATTAAATCCTTGTTCTACTAAATCATATAAATCAATATAGTATCTTTCTCTTGAACTTAGTTTTTCGTTTTCGTTTTTGAACCTAATTTTATCAAGTGGTTCATCGTCCCAATAAACAATTTCTAACACTTCAAACACTAACTCACTTAAATCTTCTTGCTCAAACTTTTTATCAACGTCTAAGTGTTGCCACCACCTAAATAATGGCGGTTTTATTGTTTTACCGACATATGACACCATGTTGACTTTATTTGTTATACGGTAAATGTAGCCGACTAACGTTTTTGTCTTGCTCGTTAAAGGGTGTTTGCTATCGCTTACCCAATAGTTTTGGTTTTCAATAGACGCATATTCATCTTTAAGTTTTTGTCTATAAAAGATGTTACACTCTATTGAACAAATATCTTTTCCGTTGACATTAAACATTTTACTTTTTGTTGTTTCGCCTATTCTAATGTATTTTTTTTGACAATATGTGCAAACACATTGAAATTCACGATAATGTTTTTCATACCAATAAAGGTCTGACGGCATTAAGTAAAAGTATTTCGTCCCCTTTGGTGAAGTTTTAGGCTTTTTGAAAGGAAAGTCGCCAAACCTTTCAATGCAATATTTCTTTGCAACTTCCCTATCACCTATGACTTTAAATTGATGGTCTTCTATTTGTTCACCGTAAACAACATCGCTATCTACTTCTTTAACCCTTACGAACCAATATGTATATTCTTCAACCATATTTAACCACCTTGTATATTATATAATCTTAATTTCTTCTAACTTGTCGCTATCGCTTGGTCTTGTTGCAATGATTTGCAATCCACTAGCCAATAACTTTTGTGTGTGTTCTGTGTCAAGTGCGGATAACTCATCTACAAATATAAATGACTTAGGTATGTTATAGAAGTTTCTAACACTTTCAATAAACTCTAACGCACGAATTGGATATAAACCTGTGTTTAGGTTCTCAATCCTTACAAAGTTTCCACGAATGTCTTTAACTAACATCACGCAAACTCTCGTATCTACTGTGCCATCAACGTTTTCTTTGAATAGTTCAAACTTGATATTTTCACCGAATGTGTTAGCGATTTTTTGTTCAATGCGTGTATATTTTTCTTGCTCAACATCTTTAATAAGCATTAAGATATCATCTACATCTACTAAGTCTTTTTCTAATTTATCAAGTGATTTTCTTTCCGCTTCTAAATCCTTGCAATAGTTTTCAATAACGATTTCTTTGTTAATCACTTCTTGCAACGGTTGTTTTTGTGTTTCAAGTTCTACAATTTGCAATTCAATATCGTTGATTGTCTTTGCGTAATCCGCCATAACGTTTAATTTGCTTGTTTTAAGCGTTTCAATCTTAGACTTGATAGATTGAACGTTTCCGCCATTCAAATCTAAAATAGGTGCTAATAACGTTGTTTGGTTGCGTCTTGCAATAAGTTCGTTGACTTCTTTCTCAAGGTTTTCAATATTACTCTCGATTTGTTCACGTTCTGTTTGCAATTTTAAAATCTCATTTTGAATTAATTCAACTTTAATTTCAAGTGTCTTAATACCTTCATTTAAGCCTTCAATCTCTGGTTTAATCGTGCCACCTTGTTTCGCAATCTCGCCTAATTGTTTTTCAATAATCGCTTTATGCTCTTTTGTTTCGTGCAAATGAAACGGTTTATCGCAACATGGACAAGTGTATTGTTCAGAAGTGCTAGGCGATTTGATGGCGTTATACTTATCTAAAAGTTCTTTGCGCTTAGTATTCAACATTACAATTCTATCTTTCTTTGTTGAAATTGTACTATTGTTATTGTAAAGTTCACTATTCTTTGTTGATAACTTTTCGTTCACGCTCAATCGGTCGTTTCTTAACTTTCTAACACTCTCTTGTTTATCAAGGATATCTTTTTCTAGTTTGTTATCTTTAAGGCTTTCTACTAGTTTATTATGTTCTACTTGAATGCGATGTTGTTCAGTCATTAAATCACGTTCTAGTGTTGCGATTTGTAAGTCAATATCGCTCGTAAGTTCACTAGCACCTTTTTGCTTTTTAACTCTTAAATCAACAATCTTATTTTCTAATTCTTTCATGCTATTTTTTGCAATTGTGATTTCGCTTAGGTCATACGTTGCACTCGCTTTAACTTCAAGCACTTTTATATTATCTTTGGTTGACCTAATCTTATCTTCCAAACCGAAAGTCCCAGATTTACCTAACTTTTCAACACGATTTTTTGCTTTGACAACTTCAAGGCTCATACCGTTATCTTTTAGCGGTTGCACCAGTTTTCCGTATTTCACTGGGTTTTCGTTGATTACATCTACAAAACTCACATCGCCAACCATGTCGATAACTAACGTTCTTAGATACTTATAATCAACTTCTTTTAGATAACTAATATTAAATAACAATCCAATCAAATCAATGTTCTTGCGTTCATCTTTAGACCATAAATCGTTTGTTGCTTTGATACCTAGATAATCAAACAACATTTCCATCGCTTGACCTTTTTTAGTAACGGCTTCATTCACATAATAATTGTAAGCCGTTCCCTTGTAACTGTCATCTTTCTTAGCGTAATCTTCATAACTAATCAATTCAAATGTAAAGTTATTCTTATCAAATACAAGTTTAACGCTTGTTTCTGCTCTAGGCTTGTCAACTGGTGTTACCGCTTGACTATCACTCTTAGCACTACCACTAAATAACTTACCGCTCATGTTACGATATACGGCTTCAATAATGTTCGTTTTACCAAGTCCGTTTTTACCTTGCAAGATAAGTCCATGCTCACCTACTAAAATCTCTTTATAATCAATGTTACGATAGTTTTGTAATATGATTTTCTTTAAGATAGGTTTGCCATTTTCTTCAACTACTACGTTTTCAAATAAATCCATGTTTAGATTTCCCCTTTTCTTGTTTTTACTACTGTATCTCTAATACTTTCATAGACGTTTAACTTCTCATCTATAAACTCTTTACGTTCTTTTGGGCCGGTCGGTGCGATTGCTTCAATCACTACTTTGAATGTGTGTCTTTGCGGTATCGCTTGGCCTTGCGACCATCTTGAAATCATGTTTTGGGCAATCCCGGTCAACCTATGCACATCAACGTTTAAAAACCCACGTTCTGCAATCATATCTTTAAAAAAATCTTTAAATTGATAACCCCTATATTCTAGTTTTTTCATATGCTCAACTCCTTTCACTTTTAATTATAACATACAATACCATAAATGCAATCGTTAAGTTCATATTTATAGTTCAACCCCAACGTAATATTTGCGTATCGCTTCACGCTTTTGTTTCAAGTGGTTATTATATCTCTTAATAACTAGATATAAACCAATCAATAATATATATAAGATAGATAATGTATGTAGCATACTAACACCCCATATTGTAATACTTTGTTTCGGTTTTGTGGCCGTTGCGGTTAAAGTATTCAAGCATGAATGACTTTTGAGTTTTAGCACTATCTGTGCATTCAATAACGATTGATGTTAAGTCCTTTTTCCAAACTTTCTTACGGTCATTTTTTTGCATTTCTGCAAACAATCTTTCTAGTACGCCCATTATTTCTTTTCCTTTCTGAATATGATTTTTTCTAATCTATTGTTTTTATTGAATGATAACTTACAACTATAACCACGTTCTTTATAATAGATTGGTTCAGTCTTTAATTCTTTAATTCTTTCTTCCGTAAAAGGCACGATATCAAGCATACTAGCGGTTACGTGCATAGCATAGATATCTTTATTATCAAAACTCCCTACAAACGTTACAATCACGCTAATACCCCCTTAATATCGTAATTTCTACCCCAACAATTATGTTGTAATTCTAAATCGTATCTAGTGATAACTAATTTATCGTTTAAATCTTTAATATAAAATAGGTTTATATAGATTTCACAACTATCACAATCTCTATCTTTTGCAACTAAACTTGTGACTAGTCTGTAATCTCCGCCATCATAATCACTTTCCACCAAATCAACTTGAAAGCCTAAGAAAAATGAAGTCCCTTGTTCAATGTCTTTTTTTGTGCTAAATCTTTGTAACACTAACTTCTTTAAAAATACATCTAAGTCATCTATGGTTCTCACGCTTCCACCTCGTATCGCTTGTAATCGCCGTTTGTTTGGCGTTTGTAGATTGCTTTTACTTCTGTTTCATTAAAATCAAACCAATACCCGTATTTTTGGTCGCAAGTAAACACTCTTAACCCCTCATCAATTATGATACTGTCAACATAATAGATACCGCTCATTTCGTTGATTTCCACCAAATCCCCAACCTCAACCAAATCTAAAATGTTGTCGGAAGTCTTTTTGATAACACCCACTCTAACATCGTGCGAACCAAAATAGTAAGTGAATAAAACATTATCAACCGCAACGTAACGAGTTAATACGGTATCATAAATCTTATTATTCTCTAATAACACATATCTCTTTAACTCTTGCACTAATTCTCGCACTAACTCTAATTGCTGTGGCATATATGGTCTTGTTTGGTTGCCATCTAGGATAACAAACCCATCTGAAATGTCTGTTACTTTACCAACTTTTTTGTTTGGTAAAACTCTTACTGTGTCGCCTACTTTAATCATCTAGTCCACCAACTCATAGCCCTTTTCGGCTAATTCCTTTCGTGTGATTTTTTGTAAAGGTTTTGTTTTGGATAATTGTTCGCTAGGTCTATAAAACTCAACTCGGTTTTTAGTTCTTACCTTAACCCCAAATCCGATAACTTCTAAACGTTGTCCACTATCATCATAAACAACATCACCAACGTTTAATGGTTCTTCGATTGGTTCTAGCATTTCGTCAGTCCAAGACCAATTAACATCTTTAAGACGGTAACATTCATCATCAACAACTGCCGTAACTATTGTTTCTAATCCTTTTCTTGACGCCATATCTCTATTAAATAGAAACCCATTGCCATATTTTTTATCCACAACCAAATCACTTTTAACTCTAACTTTGTTGCCTACTTTGTATTTCATCTTATAAGTCCTCCTTTAAGTAATCAATCTTAACGCCTAAATCTAACCCATCAAATAAAGTTTTAATAACTTTAGGATTAGCACTTGAAAATGTATTTCCCATGTATCCTTTATCGTGCTTATATTTAATGAGTAATTTGTTGTTTTTGTCATAAACGAAAACGTCAACTTCAGGTGCTAATTTTCGTGTTAAATCCATAAGTTCTACTAGTGTCATCTTATAAATCCTCCTTGTTTGACTTTCTTTCTTGTAATTTACTTAAACCGCTAACTGCCTTAAAACTATCCATCATGTAGTCATAACGACTATCTCTATTTTTCATATTAGCAAATCTCTTTGCCTCACTATCTTTCCACGATTGTTCATGGCGTTCTTTTGCTCTAACGCCAAAACTGTTTGTTTTCTTGTTGCGTTTCTTTCTGCTTACTGGCATTATTCTACTTCCTCCCCATTATAGAAAATCTTAACTATATTGTAATATTTATAAGCATACTCTTTAACTATCCTTGCTCCCTCAAGTGTTTCTAATTCTCTTAAAAACATAGGGTATATATCAGCATAATATCCAACTACATTGTATTTCATTTTAACACCCCATAAACATCACAATCTTTAATGTCGGTCAACAAATCGCCATCAAATGTATGCTCACATACCGATAAAACGCATAAATCATCGTTTTCTTGCTTGTTTAATTCTCTAAACGATAAAATACTCGTGGTTTGATTTCTAACGGCTCTAATAGCCGTTTCTAGCGTTTCGTGTTTTGATACTTCATCTGAAAGTGCTTTGCTTTCGTAAACGTCATCTTTCTTGGTTAGATATTCTTTACTTACTATATATTTAACGTTCATTAGTCATTTTCCCCTTTTCTCAATTCTAGTGTATCAATAATTTGAAACGTAATAACTTTATATAAATCTAACTCTTTCGCTTGGCTTTTCGCCAATTCAAAATCATCGTAAACTTGAATGATATTATCATAATCATCTAAAATCATATAATGATAGTCTTGATTTTCTGTCGTTCCTTTTTCTATGTATCTTTTATGTTTATATGAGATACAATACATATCTAAAAATTCTTTAATGCTTTCAAAATCGCTTTTATTCTCGTTATAATATGCCTTGACCTCGTCAATGTTTCGATATTCAAATTTTAATTTATCGAGGTTATACACCTTAATTTTTTTAATAGTCATGTTATTTAATCGCCTTAACATATTCTATTGAGTTTCTAATTGCTAATAGAGTATTATTAAATTCATATATACCCTTTACAATAACCATAGAATGTTCATCAAATTTTAGCGTAAACATTCCGCTTTCTTGATAAAAAGAAACTTTTACATTTGTAACATTTTTTAAGTCATCAATCAAATCATTAAGCAATTTTTTCTCGTTGTATTTCTTATTCATGTGTAAATCTCGCTTTCCAGTTTTATAGACTTTATCTATGTCTTATTTATAATTCATTTATAAGCCCTAACAACCGTTAAGGCTCATCGTATCAACTATAAATCATTGTCGTTTTCATCGTTTAAAACATTAATGACATCACAAAATCTAGAATTTAATTCATCTACATCTTTCTCATCTAAACCAAAATCGTAATCAATAAAATAATTTAACATGGTTTCCACCGCTTGTAAGTTTTCGGCACTTTCAAATCTTTCTAACAATTCAACAAAAATCTCTTTAATAACGTTTTCCATTTTTTTCTCTTTTCTATGTTTTCATGCGTTTACCATCTCGCTTTATTTTAGTGTTTAAAACACTTATAAAAGGGTTTAATACATTTTATATATATTTATACTAAACCCCTTGAAAATGCTTTAAATCGTTTTATAATCTCTCGTTGTATGTAATCATGTTATTCGCTTTCGCTTTCTAATAAGTTTTTAACAAATTCTTCGCTTACAACTTCAGAATGATTTTTTTTCGTAAATCTCGGTAAATCTTCGCTTCTTGATAAATACAAAACCGTCATAATCACACCATCAATGTTTTTCCAAACTTGATGTATCCATCTATTTCTAGCAATATAAATATACTTTTTTTCGTCTAGCACCTTATGTAAATCTTGCTCATTAAAATTGATGCCTAAAATATAAATCGTTTTTTCTTCCATTGTGTAAATCTCGCTTTCTAGTTTTCTAAGTGTTTAACTTTCACTTGCTTTGATACCCTTATTGTATATCACATTTGTTGTATTGTCAACCACAAAATAAAAATATTTTTGAAAATTGTTTTTTCACTTTTAAAACGCTTCAAATCAAAACTAACTATAAAACTACTTAATTATACTAATTAAAGCATAATGATTATATTTATTATATATATAGGTCATTTAATCATGCTCATAATGCGTTTATGCGTACGTTTATTTTGCTCCATCGTAACTAGACTATGTTTTTTCTTATGTGTGCATACGATTTTAAAACTGTTCAATCATTCAGAACAACAAAAAACTATGACCCATCAACCTTTATGTTATATAGTCTTTATCTTTCTATCTATATAACTATATATAACTATCTAGAAGCCTTTAAATCTTTAAGGCGGTTTACCGCTCGGCTTTAAAACTATAAGCCCTTAAAACTATATCTAATCAATCTATATCTATATTTTATAGTCTTATTCTTATATAACTATATAGTCATGTTATTATCTATCTATATATATATTTATATTGTTATTGTTTTTATTAATACCATCATATATAATCTATATGTTTATTATATTATTATCATATAGACATATCTTTTTATTATCCATCTATATTGTATATATCTATATGTTTATCTCCTTATATATATATATCTATCTATCTCTTTATCTATATATATTATTGTCTTTATATTCTTATATCTATATCTTTCTCTATATATCTCTATCTTATATATATCTATATTAGTATTGTCTTTTGTTATTATTATCATATAGATGATATATAAGCCGATTAAGAACCACATTCACTCATACAAGCCTAGATATAACTAGTAAGGCGTTAAAAACTGCATTAGATAACTATATAAAACTATATATAACTATGATGTATAAAACTATGTTAGATATAACTATATAACTATAAGACTATACTATATATAAATACATGATATAGACTATAAAATTATAGATAGATAAAGACCCTATTTATATATAGATATTAAGGCATAGAAAAAAAGCCCTAAGATTTAAGGGCTTCTATGTATGATTGATATTGCAATAAACTAGATACTCGGCCGGGTTTTAATCCATTCATGAAACAATAGGCTTCATATCGTTTGAAATCGTGTTTTTTAACTTTTAGATTTTTCATGCTTTTAATCCCTCCATATCATTATAAAAATCATTTATATCTTTAAATCTTAATTTATGCTCATCTAAATACTGTTTAATGATATTATAATCATGTTTGATATTATCTATATTATTATATATTAATTCTATATCGTTGTAGTGGTCAACCGTTTCGATTATAAGCCTATAAAAAATATCCGCCTCATCTATTTTATAATCAGCGTTTAAATCTTGTATAGTGCTTTCAATTTTAACCTCGTATGCGATTAAATCCGTTACATTTTCAAATATAACTATTTTACGGCCTTTACTATGAACGGGCGTTATATAAACCGCCTCACCCTGTAAAATGATATCATACTCTTTTAATGATTTCATACCTTTAAATCCTCCGTTTTCTTGAGTGTTATATACTCATTGTAAAGCCTTAGCAATCACTAAGGCTCTATATCAATATATAAGTTATAAAATATCGTTTAAATCGTAATTTTCAAAGATACGCTCTAAAATATCATCAAATGTAATCTCGTTAAAATCATCATAAGCATCTAACTCGTAAATATCGCCATCGCATGGGATTTTATGAGCCCATTGTATAGCGTTTGCATTAATGCCGTTACTTTTTAAATCGTCATCTGCTAACATTTCAAAAAAATCATAATCACCAACATAACCATCAAATAACTCATAAAATGAAATGCCAAAAATATCCTCTAAATCGCCAATGTTTTCATTTTCAATCGCTTCATATAGTTTTATTAACATTTCTATTTTTTCATCTGTTAGATTATAGAAAATACTATCATAGACTTTCTGATTGATAAAATCTGAAGCGTCATGTGTTAATTCTAAAAACTCCATCACTAAATCGAAATCTGTTTCGTTTTCATCAATGCTTGATAATAGGGCCTCATAAACGCCCTCATCGGTTGTATAACTTGCGTATTGTGTCATATAATACGCCCCTTTAATAGTTTGCTTTCTTTGCTCGGTTGTCATTCTTTTATCCTCTTTCTTGAGTGTTAATCACTCATCAATGGGGGGTTATCGGATAACCTCGCCCATCTATCAATGATTAATTATAGTGTTACTGTTTTATAATGCTTGATAACATCTAAATCTTTTTTAGATTGTAATAATAAAATTAATACCCATTTACCACTTGTGAAATTATAAGTGATTTCATCTCTCACGACTTCAAAATCTTTGTCAGCGTTTAACGCTCTTTCGTTCTGAACGATTTCGTTCATTCTTTCGTTTATTGCTTGTTGTAAGTCTTTCATTGTTTAACCTCTTCCTAAAGTCTATATTTAAAGACTTTACAAGTGGTATTATATATAATCTATAATCACCACTCGAAAAACCTTTAAAACGCTAGTTATTAGTTCTAATCGCTTTCAACCGCTAGACATCGCTTATCACTTCATAGCCTCCATGTATTAGTGTTAATGCTCCATGCTCTAGTGTTTAATCGCTTTCGATTTTCAAAGACCTATTTTTTAAGACACCCCAATTATAGCATATCACTTGTGGTATTGTCTAGCATAAAACGTAATATTTTTTCGCTCATATCCACCTAAAACCCCATAACCGCATTGTTACGCCATTTATTCTATATAAATATTTTTTATCAATATATCTTTTTTTCTATCATTATATAGATATATATCTTTTAGGCGTTGCGCTATGCTCTCGTGTGTGTGGTTTTCTCTTTCTAGTTAGATTAGATTGTTAGTGTATGGATAAAAACCATTAAAAAGCCCATTTCTAAGGCTCTAGCGGTCTATGTGTAATCACTCCAAGCATTAACCCATCAAGGCCATGCGCTATCGTGTGGTGTGGTCTGGTCGTGTGGTTGCTCGTGGTGGTCTGACCGTTGACCGGGTCTTGTGGTGGTGGTCTGGGCATATCAACCCCCCCATAGGGTTTTAAAAAGGGGTTAAATCCGAAAGTTGTGTGGGGGGACACGCCACATACACAGCCGACCACTTATCCATTCACATTCTTTTGTCGAAAGTATTTGACATCTTTTTACAAATGTGTATAATGAAAAGTGAGGTGAGGAAACATGAAAAGAGAATACAGGGATAGGGAGTACATACATATGGTTGTAGGGACGAAAGGGCGAAGGCTCATGAATGAAGTTATTGAAAGTGTAGAGGGCTATGCAAAAACGGCTAATTTAGTATTGGAGAATGTTAGCGTGGCGGTAGTGCTTAAAGATGGCGAGATTAATTTTGAGTTGCGTTGGGTGCATGAAGGCGTTGCAAATAAGGTCGTTGAGAAAGTTTTAAAGGACTTGAGTATAGGATTTGTGAGTTGGGCGTTGTCGGTGAGATAAACATAGTCATTTGTCAAATTTGAGTATGATTAGAAAGATTTCTACAATATTTTAACGGATTTAATTGACAAACGTTTACATTTGGGGTATTTTAAGATTAAGGGAAGGAGAATTAGTCATTATGGACAAGATGGTATTTTTAGAAGAAGAAGTCGCAAGTATAGAAGATTTAGCGATAGATGGCGTAAAAAGACACGAGAATTCAATATTGGCTAACGTTCCTAAAGGTTTATCAGAAAAAGGAGTTTTGGCAACAAGGCTCTTTATGTATTTTATGGACAAAGAATGCGTAAGTGAATGGACTGGGAAAAAGACATTCATGAACGTTGAAGAAAGTTATATAATGAGTGGTGTGTATCCTGAAAATCATTTAGGCAGAGTTTATCAAAACGTAGAAAGAACAGTTACGATTAGAAATCGAGATGGTTCTGAAATGGAAGATGTCGTGTTTGATTACAAAGTCGTTGATAAAAAGGAAGATATGCGTATTAGGAGTGAAGCACTACGCTATTGGCAACAAAACGGATTAGAAATGTTCTTCGACCAAGTTGCGGTTGAGAAGATGGGTGGTATTAACCCAGAAAAGTTGATTAGATACAATATTGTAGAAAAATCATTAACCGATGGCGATGAACAGTTACAATATACAAAATTGGCTATTGACATATTAGGTATGAAGGTTAAAGAAAAGAAGGAAGTCATCAACTTGAGAAAGAGTGGCGGACAAGAAATTATAAAATCAGTATCCGAAAGAAAAGGTGCTGGGTTCTTATCCGATGGAGATGATGAAGAATGATTACTCAAAATAACTCACTCTACCAAAATACAATAGATGAAAGTATAATTTTGAAAGACACAAGTAGATTATTCTCTAAGTTATCCGAATTACATGGTAAGTTAGAAAATGATTTAACCCTTGAAGATATAGAAAGTCTTAACCCAGAGAAACGTGGATATCCAAAATATCTTACTGGGACATTTAATAGCGATGGCATACCTAACAATCCGGTTATGGCACAAGCGTATGACAATATCGTACTTGGGCTTAGCCGTATTAACTTAATTGAAGGTGGTGTACGTGCTGGTAAAGACGTTATTGGTATTGCTATCTTTAGCGAATTAATCATGTTACACCCGGCAAACACATTTGGAGTACTTGGCGTAAGTTTAGAACACGCTATTCAAACCGTATTTCAAAGTGATGGATTTGGTATATTTTATACAATACCACATGGTAGGCTTACTAGAGAAAATATAGATGGTGCTCAACGTGTAGTTTACCGATTTAAGAATTATTGGGGTATTGAGAAACGAATTATTATTTATGGTAATAGCAATAAGAATGACTGGGAAAAGTATCATGGATTTACTATTGGTGCTTGGTATATCAATGAAGGTATCAACCAAGAAATACGTGGTATAGAAGAAGCAGACCAACGTATGATTTCAAGTGCAATGCCAGTTATGGTAATTACACAAAACCCAGAAGGTCCTATGAACCCATTCTACAAGCAATTTGAAGCGGTTCGTTTACCAGAAGCAGGAATTATAGAAACGATTAAAGAGTTGCAAGAATTCTCTAAGACAGCAGTAATACCTGTCGATATGTATGTTGATGAAGATGGCATTGAACAAACCGTTGAAGTAGTTGGTTATCAAGGCTATGAAGATTATCAATACAAAAAAATGCGAGAAGAAATTAAGAAGCAAAAGAAAGCATTCTTGATTAGCAAAGAAAGACCTAATTTCTCAATGTTAGATGATGAAGCCCAAATACAGTGGAATAACATCGAACAAAGAATTAGATATATGTATGAAAAGCATTTACGTGGCGTTACAGTCGGTGATATATTTAATGGTTTACCTAAAAATCACCCACTAATCAATAAGAGTTGGAAGAAGGTTATGTTTTATAGAGAAGTTAAACCTAATCCAAATAATATTGAAAACAACGTAGATTACAGTTATTATCATATTACAATGGAAGATAATGATACCTTAACACAAACCCAAAAATCCGAAGCGGAAGCAGGGTATGCTAAAGGTAGTTCAATTTATCTACAAAAGATTAAGGGCGTACGTAAAGCGGTAGATAGTGCCGTATGGAGTGCGTTTCACGAAGGTAACATATTTAGGAAACGTGATTTCGATATTGAGAAGTTTAAAGAATTAGATACTACTAGATGTATTACAATTGACTTTGGAGCAGGTAAGGCTAGTGGTATAGCAGACTATGAAATTGATTACAAGACTGGTGACGTGTGGCAAACGAGAGAAAAGCACATAACACCTGAATATGCTAAGTCTATTGGTACTGAAATTACCGATGATTTGATATTTGAAGAATACTTAAAAATGCTTAAAGCAGGTAAAAAGAATTGTCATGTAATTATTGACAGTGCTAACTTACACCTTAGAAATTACTTCTCATTACGTGGCATTAACACAATAAGTGCCGACAAGAGATATGAAGTTAGAAAAGGCAAAGACATACAACGTTCATTTGATGGCGTAGATGTTGATGTAATAGGCTTACCGCTTATCAACTTAGGTTTTCAAATTAACAAGATACACATTTATGAAGAATGTACTGAAAGCATAAGAGAAATTGAAGGCTATGAGTATGACAAACAAAATGAGATAACTGGTAAGGTAAACGTAGTTAAGGTAGCAGACGAGTTCAACGACTGCCTAAGATATACGGTATCAACCATGTTAGGCGGTGCAAAATACTGGTATAAGGACGGTGGGGTCATTGAACAATCAACAATGGGAAGCAATGAAAAAGGCGAAACAAAGGAAACAAACATGGGTCAACTCAAAGGACAAATCCAACGAAGAATTGCTGAAAGAGGTCGTGAACGTTTCTTCAAACAAAGCGGTGGACTTGGCTTTGGAAGTGAAAGAGCCAATTCAATCCTTAATGGTAGAGCCAAAAACAAATCAACCTTCTCAAGAAGTAAGTATAACTAAAACGACAGACCAAAGACAAGTATATTTAATGAATGCTGAAAGATATAGCGAAACGCTAGAAAGAGTAAAAAACTCATTAAATGGTAAAAAGTTGCAAATGCGTGATAGTGAAGTAGAATATGGATTAGACAATGCGTTATTTTCTTATAATGAAAGTACACGTGGTCTAAGTTGGCAAATACCTAAAATTGATGAATGGACTAGAAATAAAGACTATTTAATCAATGCTGGGACTTGGAGAGCAAATAAGATATTAGGTAGAGGTATTGACCTTAATATCGAAGACCATGAAGGTGATTTACGAGATGTAGAGAAAACACAATCATTTATCAAAGAGAAGTTATACAATCCACTATTTAATATATTCTATCTAGGATACTTTCATGGCGGTAGTGCTGGACTTATCATTATCAAAGGTCAAACCGATGAACAATCGTTATTAAGACCACTTACAGAAGATAGCATATTAAAAGGTGATTTCTTAGGTATTAAACCACTTACAAGGTTATATAACATTCAACCATGCTATGAAGTACAAAAGGTAGATGGGCAAAGACAAGATGTTATGATTAACAAAATAGGACCTTCAGTTGGTATTTATGACGCTAGTGAACTTGGAAGACCACAATTTTATAGAGTATCACTAAATGCCGATTTATATGGTAATGGTGATATGGTTAAAAGAGATGTTAAGAAAGCAACTAGTTTTATAGTCCATAGGTCGCACCTATTGATTTATAACTCGACACCGTTATCTCATATTGAAGAACGTATAGAACAATTCTTCGGACCTAGTATCGCAGAGAAGGCTTACGTTTCAATGAGAAGATATGAAAACCTAGTGGACCAAATATCCTTGCTTATGGATAGAACAAACATTCCTGTCTATAAAACAAAGGACTTGGCTAGGGCTTCAATGCAAGGCGAACGTTTCCAACAAGACGTTGCTGAAAGAATTGATGGTTTAGAAATGTCTATTGCTTACGGAAGTATGGCAGTTATTAGCGAAGATGAAGAATTTGTATTTGCGAATTCACAGTTTGCCGAAATACCTAAGTTGCTTACCGAGTATAAGAAACAATTGATATCCGCAGTTTCAGCACCATCAAGTGCCGTATTAAATGAGTATCAAGCAGATGATGAAGATATGTTTAATTACTCAATAGAAGCGGATTGCGAAAGATTTTTAAGACCATTTTATGAAACACTAATACCTTTAGTATATAGAAGCACTCAAGGTAAAAAGATTGGTGAATATTCATTTACATTCAAAGCACTTGAAATGCCTAGTGAAAAAGAAAAGGCTGAAACAATCAAGATTGCTGGTGAAATCATTAGTAACGCTTGGAAAGATGAAGTCATTGACGAAGCAAGTTATCATAGAATGTTATTATCTGCACCACATAATATTAGCGATATGTTAAATGAACTTAATAAAGATTATATGAACCATGTTAAAGAACATAAGGGTGAAGGTGATGAAAAATATATCACTTATACTACTAAACGTATCCAATTAGCGGAAGCATTAAATAGACAAAACGCTTATAACATTGAAGCAAGTAAAGAAGGCGGTAAGGAAGGTGGCGACCCAAAAGCCACAAAGAAACCTACACCAAGCCTTAATAACAAGAATAGAGCCAAATAGGGTTCGACAGTTACGAAAGTAACGATAATATAGAATGGAGTGTGATGACAATGTTTATTCAAACGATTGATGGCGACATAAAACAATTTTATTTCACCACCAAATTGTCAGACAACATCGAAGTCTTGCAAAACGGATATTTGCGGTGCAATAACGTTATAATGGGAAGGACTGGGACACAACAATATTCAACCAAAGAACTTGGTATTCAAACAAGCGATGGAAAGAATTATATCGTGAATGTAAATAGACACGAAGAAGATGTGTTTCACCCAGACACATTAAAAAGCATTGAAGGTATGTCAGTAACAATTGGACACCCTAAAGATGACAAAGGTAACGTTATGTTTGTAACCACAAAGAACGTGGATAACCTAAGCGTTGGTACAATTTTAAACGTAAGACGTGAAGGCGATAATCTAGTGGGTGATATAGTTATTGATGACGAAAGAGCAATTGAAATGGTCGTCAATAAAGAAGTTCGTGAACTTTCTTTGGGCTATGACACTAAATATGAACTAGATGGTGAAGAAGCATTAAAGCAGACAAACATTATCGTAAATCACCTTGCAATCGTTGAAAAAGGACGTGCAGGAAATGCAAGAATTGTAGATGAAGCGAACCTAGAATTAGAGAAGGGGGTTAAACCTTTGGAAAAAGAAGGCGTATTTAACAAAATCCTTAGAGCAATTGGCGTAAAGAAAGCAATCTTAGACGACAACACTGAATTAGACTTATCTATTGAAGAAGCAACTAAGGTGGAAACACCTAAAGTAGAAGAACCTACACCTACTGGAGATGAAGGTAAAGAAGTTGTAAAAGACCCAATTACTGAACCAGTAGCAGTCGGTGATGATGGCAAGTCAGTAAGAACCGTTATCGAAGTTAGCGAGTATGAAAACGATTATTCTAAAGAAAAAACGGTAACTCAAACGCAAACCGTAACCGAATATCACGAAAAGACCCAAGAAGAAATCGAAAAGGAAAAGGAGAACAATATGATTACTTTAGATGAAGCAATGAAAAAAATTGTTGGCCTAGAACCTCTTAAAGGCACAGAAGCGTATCAAGTAGCAATGAAGGCTATTGATGGCGAAATGGTCGAAGCAGGGTTAGGCTCAATTTTAAAGAAAGACGAAGAAGGTATCGCTATCTTCAAAACAGTAACACCTACTAGCCAAACTAGCGATGGTGGAGAAGTACAAAAGTTTAAAGCACAAGATTTCCTTAATGGTATTCAAAGTGTTTACAAACAATTTAACCCAAGAGAATTGGACAAGGTTTCAAAAAATGCAGTAGATAGAATGAATAGAATTACTGAACTTTCTAGCATTCAAGCAGTAGATTTAATCAAGGAGGCACAATAACATGGCTGATAAATTTGGATTTGGATTACCAAGCATGATTGTAAAATCAAAGGGTCATTTTCCGGGTCAACAATACTCGGTATTAGGACCAAGATTAGTAGTTCCGGGCGTTCCTGCAAGTGGATATGCTTACGGATTTGGTGAAATTGTTAAGATTGTTGACAATCACGAAGGTGCTTACTCATTTAGAGCAGTTACCACAAGTGATACAGCGGTTGCATTAGCAGTAGTAATGAGAGATATTGCCGGTGGCATTGCTTACGATGACAACGTTATTGAAAAGGCTAAATCACAAGTAGCAGTATCATTATTCTTACTTAATGAAGAACAACATGGTGCTATCGTAGTTCCTTGCGGTGCTTCTGCTTCAATCGCAGTTGGCAGTGCAGTTCACATTGGTTTAGGTACTGGCGGTAAAGTTGCTGGTGCAGTTTATGGTGCTTCTGACAGTACACACACTGTCGCATTAACTGGTTTTGAATTCAAAACATTACCATTTGCACCAAGCGATACTTCGGCTCTTGCAGTAGCAATTGGCAAGAAGTTAGACATTTAAGGGGGTACATATAAATGAGAAAATATGACAAAGATTTCGCAGTAACACAAACATTTAATGGATTAACAGTTGATACTGCTTATGAACAAGCAAGACTTCAAGGTAAAACACTTACTCAATACTTCCTTGAACAAGAAAGTCCTTCTTCTGTTTCTAAATTACTAGAAACTAAAAAAGGCTTAATCAAGACTGGCGATGAATATGCTTCACCTAACCAATTTGCAGTTAGTGGTTATGAATTATTCGACTTAACACCAAACTTACCATTATCCCAATTCTTCCATCAAGGTATCATGCCTGTTAGAGTTGGCGGTGGATTTGCTGAAACAGTTTCTGCTATGCGTTTATCATTTGCAATGGCTCAAAAACGCCTTGCTGGTGGTAATACAAACGAAGTAAACGTTACTGACGTATTACCTTCTAAGATTAGCGTTCCTGCTTATGTATTTACACATGGTATTATTCAAGGTCAAGTTGACTTATTAAAATCCGCTTCTGTTGCTTATGACGTTTTAGGTTATAAATTAGAAGCATTACGTATGTCTTACCAAAGAGAACTTGATTATTTCGCTTTCTTAGGTAACGAAGGTATTGGTGGTTTAACAAGTGCTTCTGCTGATTTCGTTGGTGGTTTATTAAACGCTAACGGTATTGGTGAAGAACAAACAATCTCCGACTGGGCTGACTGGGACGTAGAAGATTTCATCACAAACTTTGTAAGAATTGTTACTTACATGGTTACTTTAAATAAATGGAACGCAAACATTATTCCAGATACAGTGGTATTCCCACCTGAATTATGGGAAAGATTTGCACAACCTGCCGTAG